GGTTTCTCTAACTCTTTCAAATTTATCTTTTGGGTTCTCATACCAACAAACCATATCAATTTCATCAATTGTTATTTTTGCATATTCTAAACACCATTGGATTGCTTTAAACGGAAAAGAACTATCATGTTTTTCGCCGGATAGTTTTTCTTCTTCAATTGCACATATTACTTTGCCATCTATAACCAATGCTGCTGCCGAATCATGGTAAAATGCTGATAAACCTAATTGTATCATATTTAAATTTTTATATCACCTTCTCTATCAAATTCACTATAAAGTGCCATTTGTTTTTCTTTCATTTTATTGACAACTTTTGTAATATAATGAGTAGGATGTCCTGTCATTTCTCTAATAAGTAGGTATAATGATTTTTTGTTAAAATTTTCTATATAATTTGCTCTTCTAAATAATTCTAATACGGAATCTGCAATTTGCATATCTCTTTTCTTTGGGAAATGGTTTTCTAAATGTTTATCCCAATATTCTAACATTCTAACATTAAATGTTCTATGTTCATCATTTCTTTCCTCTTCTCTAAAATTATTTTCAGTATCAAACGATTCTGGTAATCCTGACATTACATCGGTATCTTTATATCTTTTATAATTTGCATTATTATTTAAAATAAGATAATTTCTCGCAACAATTGTAAAATAACTAAATGCTTTACCTTTGCCGGCTTTATACATATGGATTTTTTCAATCATAAATGCAACAACTTCCGACATTACATCTTTGGGGTCGTCATCAAAGTAAGTAAACTTCCATTTATTATAAACTATCTCCGCAAGTTTGTCAAATGCAGATGCAATTCTTTCTCTATACAATTTATCTTTAATATATTGGTCATCCGTTAGATTATACTCAATGATTGCATCTTCGGTGTCCTTTGGAAAATATTGTCTATTCGGCCCTCTTTTCTTTCTAATTGGCATTTTTTTGTTGTTTGAATTTTTCTATTGTTTCTTTGATTTGATAAAATATAGAACCAACTTCATCATCCTTCTCAAACATTGCACGACTATCAATTAGTCTTAATGCTTCCAGTAATGCTTCATTTCTTTCAATTTCCGTTTGTATAAATTTTTGTGTTTCTTCGTATGCATCTTCATATTTTTCTAATTTTTGAAGAAGATTATAAACTACATATAGTAATGCAATTATAAGTAATGTAAGTATTGTGTATATCATATTAAACTATTTCGTATCCTTGTAAAAAATATTTATTTGCATTTTTAAATTTAACTTCAATCATTTCTCCTTCTTTTGATTTCATTACAATTTTATCATTTCTACCATAAGTTTGTCTTTTAACTACTTGTGTATTATAAACTCTATCTTTAATTGTAAATCCGTCTAAATGGTCTATTTCATGTTGAACAATGACCGTCATCATTGTTTCTTTGGAAACTTGTTCATTTGCTTTATCACCATCCGGATTGATTTCAAAAGTCAACTCACCCAAATTATCCGTATGAATTACAACTTTACAAGCTCTAATTGTCCTAACAGGAGATTTTAATGAAGTGGGGATTGATAAACATCCTTCATAAAAAAGAAATCCTTCTTTTGATTTTTCTTTTATAACCGGATTTAGTAAGAATAATTCTTCATCTCCAAACTGAATATAACATGCTCTTTTTTTAATACCAATTTGAGTTGCAGAAATTCCTAATCCTGGGTTTTCTATTAAAGCTTCACTTAATTTCATTCTTAACTCATCTGCCTCATTCTGTGTTATTTCTGATTTTAGAACAGGAGTTTTTAGATACTCCCTAAACTCTTTTGTTGTTAGGCCATTAGAACCTTTGTCTACTATTATTTTCATTTTGTTATGTTTTACAATAATGTTTTTTGTTTTTTTTGTGCTTTTTTATAAAAAGAAATTAAACTAAATCTTTCTCCACTAGTTACATTGAGAACGCGATGTTGCATTGTTTCATCCATAATTAAACTACAATTTTTAATTGGTTTTATTTTTATTTTTTTATTTTTAAAAATATATTCAAACTCACCACCTTGAAAATCTTCATTAAGATATGTGACAATGGATATTTCACTATCATCGGTATGAAAATCATCTTGCTGATTGGTGGTTACGTTTATTTTATTAATCCATAATCCTTGAATTTCGTATTCACCACCCAAATGTGTTATACAGTTTTTCTGATATTCCAATAAATCGTTTTTAACGTTTAGTATTTTTCTGATGTAAAAATTATTTTTATTTATAATACTGAATTTAGAAGATGCAATAAATGGAAAACACATTGAATTTAGAAATAATAATTCTTCATTTGATAATAATGAATATATTGTTTTTAACATGACTTATTTTTTAATCCGTATTTAATCCATTTATACCATATTCTTTCGTGAATATAATATTGTATAGGTTTATAAATCAATTCTGCTACTCCAAACGCTGCACCCACCTTAATTGAACCACTTATCAACCACATTAATAAGAATCCAATTAGGGTACTTAAAATACGATATGAGATGGTTTTAGCAATGTGTCTCTTACGTTCTACTACCATCTTTTTTGATTTTTCCTTTTCTTATTTTGGTTCCTGATATTAATTCAATATCCGTAGGTGGTTCGTGATAGATTACATCATAACCCACACCTCTACCATAATTTACACTCTCAATATCTGGAATAATTGATAATAATATCTTATTCCAATTGTTTTGGAAAAATGGTTCATTACGAAGTTCAAACATAACTTCTTGAGCAGTTTTTGGATTGTTCTCATCCTGAGGAACGTCTCTAATTGCTATCCAACAATTATTTCCTTTTTCCAATTGTTGATTTATTAACCACTCATGACCTTTATGCCACGTTTGCCACCTTCCAATAAATAATGCGTATTTTTTCATATTTGTAATATACGAAAATTATTTTAAACTACCAAATAATTAATAAGTTTTAATTAAATCGTCTTCCTGTTTCTTTTTATACTTTAACCAAAAATTAATTGCATTTTGGTCATTTATCCATTTTGACTTATCATCCCAATCAAAATCTGATTTTGCGTAATAGGGTAGTAAATTTCTATTACCAGAAGCTCTTTCAGCGTGGCCCTCTGGTGACCATTCATCTATAATCCCATCATTATTCGTATCATAACCATCAATTGTTCCATCACCATCCAAATCAATAGGAATCCTAACAATTGAATTTTCATTTTCTTTGTAATTCTCATTTTGTTCGTTTTCGTTAATAATTTCACCACCATCCATCATTTCTTTATTCGTATCACCATAAACTTCATAATTTTTATAATTTTCTTGCATTAAATCATCTAAATTATCATATAATCCTAATTTTTCATCATTTTCTATAATTTCACTCAAAAGTTGTCTTTGTTTACGTTTTGTATCTCCAATCATTCCGTTAAATGCGATAATCAAAGCAACGGCTAATGGGTCAAATACGATTACAATCAAAAATATAAAGAATTTTACAACATTTTTTAATTCTATACCGAATGCTTCTGCTACAAACCTAAAACCGCCTACTTCTTTCTCTAAATCTATGTTAGAAGTCTTAATTTCATTGATTTTTTCGTTTTCTTTTGCAGTCTGGTCTTGTAAATCACTAATTTTTTTGTTAATTTTAGCAATTTCCTTATCTCTATTGTCTATTGAACGTAAAAGACGAGAATTTACCTTACTACCATCAATGATTTTACCTTGATTTTTGTTAAACTCACTAATTTGTGTTGATAGTTGCGTGATTTGGATAGTATTTTGGTCAATTTTAGTAGAGTGTACCATAATTTCCCTATCTACCTGTTGTAGTTTAAGTGATTGTGCCTGAAATGCATTAGATAGGTAACCAAATATACCTGCGGAAGTGATTAACATCAATAATGCAACCGCTGATACCAAATACCACTTATTAAATCCCTGAATCTCATCCCATTTTTGTTTAAGATAAGTTGCTGCTACTAATTTAGCAAATTCCAACGAACTTGCCATTACCATTACTGCCGTTGATGCACCACTAAATAGGACACCTAATCCGGTAACCGAAAAGAATGCTGCACATCCGGCGATAATTAGTGCAGAAAATCCGACTAAATATTTAAGCCAATTCATCTTATCTATTGATTCTAATTAGTTCGGAAACA